CACCCACGCCACGAGCAGCGCCGCGCCTGCGATGCAGATCAACGCTTCTGATGTCTTTCGCTTGCCGAACATCCCAACCCCCAAAGCAAAGCGGCCAGCCAGTTGCCCAGCCGGCCGCGGTTATCAGATGAAGCCACGCGGGCCGATATCGACCACAGGCGGCGGCGCATGACGCAGTTCTAGCGTGTCGAAGCACCACATTAGGTCGTTTCCAGGCACGTCTAGGCGAACACGGTAGCCGTCAGTGGCGAGGACTGTCCAAGGCCCCGGCGTGTGCGGCATCACACCACCCCCGGCAGGTAGGACGCCGGCACCGCGATAACCCCCGGCCAGCCCTTGAGCGCCAGATATTGCGCCTCGGTGATTTCCCGCGCGCCGTCGTAGAACCGATCCGCCGGCCGATCCCCGGACTTGTCGATCACGCGCCGCAGGTTGTCGCTCTCGTTGCTCATGTTCAATTCCCTCATAGCGCCCCATGCGCCGGGAACAACCATGGCACGCCCGATTGTGTCCATCAATGGAAATATTCCGCCATCAGGCGGTGAGGGGTCACGACTTTGTGATTGCCTTGACCCGCAGCACGCGCGGCAGATCAGCCGCAATGACGCGCCGCACGTAGGCGACGGGCCGGCCGGTCCAATCCGCGACCTGGCCGGCATCGACGCCCCCGAGATGCAGCACCATAATCCGCCGCCGTTCGGCCTCCCGCTCGGCCGTGGACCATGCGAGACGGTTCACGCCTTGCGCCCGTTCCCGCGCTTGACGTTGCACTGAACGCAGGACACCGCGAGGTTGTCTATCAGGTTGGTGCCACCGCGCGACCGAGGGACGACATGCTCGAATGTGGGGCCATCGGGCCATACGCCGGGTGCGCCCTCCATACGCACCCCGCAGTAACAGCACCGCCAGTTTTGCGCCTCGGCCAGCTGGTCGCGTAGCTGGGGCCGCAGGTGGCTTTGTCGCGCCTCGGGCCGATCCATCGCCCGATGCAACCGCCAAGCCGCGTCTATCTCGGCCTGACGGATTGGATCATCGGACGACACCAGCATCAGCCCCGCACGGCATCGGACTTGCGGCACGCCGGGCAAAACCGGATGCCGGCATGTTCGGACCTGAATTTGAACCCCGAGGTGGGGCCGTGCATCGGGCCGAGGCAAACCCGCATGGCCGGTTGGCGGTTGGGCGTGGTCTGATAGCGCGCCTGCATTTCAGCCGACGCGCGCCGCGCTGCCCGATAGTCGCCTACCCCGGTGCTCATGCTGCCATCCCCGCGATCTGCACCCGCGCCTGCCCGCGCTTCATCCGATCGTCATTCCAAACACTCAGAACAGTGCGATCCGTAAGCGGAAAACTATCAAGCTCCGCTTCGGCCTTGGCTTCGGACCACGACATAACAACAGGCGGAAGCGCTTTGACCTTCGCCTTGCCGCCCTTAACCCGTTGCGGTGGCTTTAGTTCTATCAGCGACGGGCGATAATCGGGATCGGCCCATTCGGGCAGTTCCACAATCAACGCATCGCCATCGGTCGTAAAAAGCACTTCCGTTGGCTCCTGATAAGAAAACGGCATTGACGGCCATTTTCCCATCACAAGCCGCACCATCCCAGTTGGGACCTTGCCGGGCGTAGGCATCAGCAGCGGCGCATGTTCCGACCCAGGCTCAATCCGCACGCGGCCCTCATCCGCCTCGTGCCCCAGCAGCAAATCGACCTTGCCCGTGAGCAACCATTCCGGCGCCCCGCGCATTGTGAACCGCACCACGCGCGCTTTATTGCGCCCCGAGACGCCCATGCTCATCGTGAGCCTCGGCGGCGGTCGACTGGACTCGGCCCGCAGGATTTTTTCCCATGCCATCGTTGTTTCCTTCCTTGGTGAACAGAAATCAGCGCCCGTAACGCTCCATACGGGCAATCGTGCGCGCATTGTCGGACGACGGGGTGAACACGATCTTAGCGCACGCATCGCACCACGACTTCCGCGTTGACGGTTTGCCGCAATAGGTGCGCATCAAGCCCGACTGCCCGGTGACCATTTGGCAGGTCCGCGCGTAGCCGGCGCCGATGCCGATGCGCGAGAGGATGTTGGCCGGGTATGCCGTGACCGGCGGCGGCGCTTGGCCCCGCAACGCGTCATGCTCGACCGGCACGGGCTTCGGTGCCACCACAGCAGGCACAGGCGCCGGATCAGCGGCCTTGGGCGGCCATCCACGCCTGCCGGTAGGCTCACGGATCAGCAGCCCCATTCGAACCAGTTTGCCCATCAGCGGAAACTTGGCGCGACCCGTGGCCAGGGTTAGCTCGCCCCAACCCCTCATGCCGCCGGTGTAAAGCGCGTACAACCGCTCCACATCTTCGATCGGCCATTCCTTCGAAACGTATTTGGTCAGGTCAACCATCGACCAATCCCCCGATTTCCCCCACCCCGGCGCCACCCGCCAGGATTGCATCTGCCATGCTACGCCCGGTCCGCGTCAGGTGCAGGACGCAGGTGCGCCGGTCATGCGGCAACTCGTAGCGTGTCATCAGCCCAGCATCGACAAACATGGACGCGATGCGCGTGACGGTTGGCCGCGGTATCCCAAGCCCATCCGCCACGGTGCCGACCAGCCGCGCTTGCTCGTTGTTGCCTGCGCTCGCGACTTCCAGCAGCACCGCCAATGGCCGCACTTCCAGGGTCAGCCCCTCGCGCAACAGCGTGCGCAACGTCTTGTGAAATTCAGCCATGCCGACCCCTTAACCCCAACACTCGGCGCCACCACGGCGGCCGGGACAGTTCAACCAATCGTGAGGACAGCAGCGCATTAAGCGCTTTCAGCCGGTCCCGTTCTTCAAGCAATTCCTGCACACAACCGGCGCACCCATACAGAATGTGTCGCGCTCGTCCGTCAGGCATCGAGCCAATGCTTTCCGCCACGCAATCAATGGCCTGATACAATGGCAGCTTTAGCGTGGGGTCTCTCATTGCCCGACCCTCGCCAGCGCCCGCCGTACCAGCAACCGCATGTCCTGCATGGCGCTTGCGTCAATGGTCACCGCATCCCGCATCACGCCGGGCTTCGGCGCCTCAGCCAGCCACACCGCGACTTCCCGCAGCGTGCCAGCCAGATCAGGATTGAACGGATCGAAACCCTCGGGATGTGCCGCGCGCGGCGCGTAAACGAATGGATTGCCCATGGCGATGCCTCCTATAAGAAACATCCTGCGCCGGAAATATTCCACCCGTCAACGAATATCAGCCGGCGCGGCTGGCCATTTCATGCGCTTCGATCCACTCGGGCCGCAACAACCCAAGGTGCGCCGGTGCGTGTTTTGCCACGGCCGCCGTCAACGCCAAGGCAAGCCGCCATTCAAGGTCACGGTTTACCGGCAGCGGGCCGCCCGGCGGCGGCGGCGGGAATGCCCCGCCAGCCTGATCCGCATAATCAAGCCGCTGGCCAATGTCCCAGGCTTTGCGGGCGATGCCGTCGCGATCGCTCCATTCCTCGGCCAGTTCCCACGGCGTCATTCGGTGAGTTTCCTGCGGCGCAGGTAACGCCGGCAGCGCGGTCCGCGGTCGGTTGCGCTGCTGCCAGGTCACGAGGATCGGCTCAATGATCCCGAACGACGGCGCCCCGGATTTGCACTTCCGGGCCACCTCCCGCAGCGTGTCGGCGTTGAAGGCGACGTCATCGACATGGGCCAGAGCCGGCAGCATCCCCACCAGCCCCGCCGCAGTCGCCTCGGCCCGATCCGGCTTGACCAGCTTGGCCAGGGACGCCAGCCACACGCGCCGCATGGTTTCAGACGGCATATCACCGAATAGGGCGTCGCTCATGTCATGCCACCTCGTCAAACAGGTCGACCGCGCCCGCCTCTGCCGCCTGCAAATGCTTCACCGCCTGCTTCCAGTAGGCTTCCTTGAGTTCGACGCCCATAAACTTGCGGCGCTGCTTCAATGCTATGACGCCCTCGGACCCGATACCGAGGAAGGGCGACAACACCACGTCGCCAGGGTTGGACCACAGCAGCGTGGCACGCTCGATCAGATCCAGTTGCAGCGGGCATAGGTGCTTTTCGTCGGCCGCTTCCTTGGCAACCCGCACGTTGAGCGTGTCCGTCTGGCGGATATCCATCCATACCGGAGATGCCCATTGCTGCCACTGGCTGACCGGGAATTGCGCGGCTTGCTGCCCGACCGGCTCGACGTTTTCACCGGGCGCGCGGAACACCAAAAGATAGTCAGGCATCCCGGTGCGGCTGCGGGTGCTGTCCTTCTGCAGCTGCTTGTAAAGCAGGCCCAGCGCCTTCGTCCGGGTCATCTCAACAACCGGGTCCTTCCAGATCGTGACGCGCGAATGAAGGATGAACCCCTCGTCCTCATGCGCGCGGATGATCATGCCCGACAAGTCTTTGATGCCGATCACGCCATCCTTCCACTTAGTGAACGGCAGATCAGAGCAATGGACGGCAGACAGGCGGCCCGGCTTAGTCACACGCGCGACCTCGGCCAAAAGCATCTGATAGTGGGCGATGAACTCGTCATCCGTCGCGCTGTTGCCAATGTCGCACTCGCTGTCCGAATAGGTGAACAGGTTGGAGAACGGCGGCGAGTAGATCGAAAACCCGACGCTGTTGTCAGGCAGTTGCCGCACCACGTCGACGCAATCGCCGTGATAGGCTGACCACGTATCCCCGTGCGCTTCGTTCAGACATTTCACAACCATGCTGGCAGTCTCCCTTCGTGCGTCGGATTGTATTTCACCTTCACGGCGTTGGTGGCGCTCATGTTGCGCTTCATCGCCGCAGCCATCGCGCGCTTCATGTCGGCATGGCCGGCGGCCTTGCGGTCGATCACGCGCCCGATCTGTTCTTCGCCCTCAGCCACTGCGATGTGGACATGCACCGGGTTGTTCTGCCCAAACCGCCAGGACCGGCGCACGGCCTGATACCATGACTCGTAAGAGAATGACCGGCCAACAAACGCCTGCCGGTCCGCGTGCTGCCAGTTCAGCCCGTAGCCCGTGATCGAGCACTTGCTGATGATCTGCCGCGCGCGCCCTTCCGCGAAATCCGCAAGCGCCGCCTCTTTCCGTTCGATGGCATGGGAACCGCGGACTTCCACCGCGTCACGCAGCCGAGACGCAAGTGCCTCGCTCTCATGGTCGGTGTCGCACCAGATCACCCAGTTGTGATCCGGCTCAGCCTTCACCAGCGCGGCCACGGCATCGGCACGCGCCTCGGTGGTCTGCCTCTTGATGGCGAACATATTAGTTGCGCTCACGTCAGCAGCGAACAGGCCACCGTCGATCGGCCGCACCTCGCCACCGACCTTGTGCCGGATGATTTTCAATTCCGGCAGCACAAACCGCCCCGCATCGTATCCAAGATCGGCGGGCGTTTCGGCCATCCGCGCCCACGACGATACCCAATCCCAAAACGCCGCGATGCCATGGCGCTTAAGCCGCCATGTGCCGGTATCGTTCGTGTCGTTGATGAACCATCGGATCAGCATCTCGCTCATCGTCATGATGCCAAGAAATTCGGCATGGTTGCCGAGTTCCATGTGGTCATTCGGCGCTGGCGTGGCGGTCGCGGCCAACCGGAACGGTGTTGCCGCAAAGGTCGCGATCAGCGCCCGCGTGGTGGCCCCGGCGAACGATTTGAGTATGCTGCTTTCGTCGAGGACGACGCACCCGAACGCCGCGGCATCCAACTTATCCAGCCGGTCATAGTTGCAGATGTTGATTCCGTCGCGCACCTCGGATTGATCGCGCACCACCCGCGCGTTGTAGCCGAACCGGCCCCCCTCCCGCTCAATCTGCCGGGCCACAGCCAAAGGCGTCAGGATCAGCGCCGGCTTGCCAGTGTGCGCCGCCGCCTGACTGGCAAACTCCAATTCGCAGATCGTCTTGCCAAGGCCGGTGTCGAGGAACAGCGCGGCGCGGCCCTGTCGAATGCAGAACGCCGTGGCGTCCTTCTGATAGTCGAACATAGCCGGGTTCATCGGCCCCGGCTCAATGCCCGATGCCGTGGGGCGTGGCGCCTTGCGGGCCAGGAACGCCACATACTCCGGCGTCACCGGAAGTGCTCCGCTGTCAGGCCCGCAGCCGCCAGGACCGGATCAATCCCACCGGCTCCGTCATCGTCCAGCCACCGTTCGCCGTTAAGCCAGGTGGCAGGATGCGGCCGGTATGACGGATCAGGGTTGAACCGATACCGCCGCAGCCCAGCCAGCAGCACGCTCGCCGCCTCGTCGGTGTCGGTGCATACCTTGCGGATGGCTTTTCGGTAAGCCTTGAGCGCATCGCCTCGGGCCACCTTCCGAGGGTATTCCTCATACCAGCGCGCGAAATGCGCCTCGACGCTGCCGGTGTGCTGTGTCGGCAACTTCCGTTGTGCCGGCACGATAAATGCCAGTTGCGTTGTCATGTCAGTTTCCTTGCCCTGATCCCGGTGTCGTAGGCCCACCCCACGGCGGCATCCCGCGCGTTGTGGTCGTGGATTTTCCACCCCATGTGGTCGATCCACGGGCGCACTATCGCATCCTTCACGTCCAGCTTCGCGGCGCGCTCCTGTTCCGTTAGGCGGCATCGGCCGATGACGGAGGATCGCACCGTGTCGACGGCCCGCGTCTCGCTGCGAACGTCGTTTCGCCAGCAGGCCACGGACGCGACCGCATACAGCCCAATGGCCGACACGGCCGCCGCCTCGGATTTCTGGTGCTTCGCCGGCATGTGCGCTTCAATGCCAACGAAGGTCGGGCGAAACTGACCCAGCAGTTCCAGCAGCGCATTTTCAAACGCGCCGCACCGGCGCCCGATGCCGGTAGTGAGCGACGGCAGATCATAGACCCCGGCCAGCGGAGTTTCCCCCGCGTGGCCATAGGCCCACCCGAACGCGCCGCCAAGGTCCAGCCAGAGCACGCCGCCCGGCCGGAACATCAGTGAAAGGCCGGCCCATTGGCCAGGGCTTGCTCGCCCTCGCCACCCTCATCATTTGCCGCGGCCGGCGGCGGATCGGCCCGCTTGCGGTTGGTTGGTGCTGTGCGGCGTGGCGACAGGCCCTTGGCAATGTGCGCCTGCCCGGCGTGCCATTGCTCGCGCCACTTTTCCCATTCTTCACTGCCAGGAACGTGCGGGCACGCCTTGTCAACATCGTGCCCGTTGATCCCAGCCATATACCCAGCCTGCCCCGCTTGATGAAGCGCCTGCCGTTCCGCTTCCTCGGCCGTGAGGGTAGGCAGCGCAGCCGCCGCTGGGAAAAGATCGTCCTGCAGGATCGGCATGTTCAGCACCGCGCGCATCCGAATATAAGCGCGCTCGGCGGCCAAGATTTCGTCCTGATCCATCACGGCTTCGGCCACGACGCGCTCCAACGCCCGCACATCGACCCCGGCCTTGGCGGCAGCTTTCTTGATGCCGGTAATCACGCCGCGCTTGGCGGCAGCCTCATCCATAATCTCGCGCAGGTCGCGTTTCGCCACATCCAGCCGGCGCGCATAGTCCCGCGTCAGTTCATCGCTCGGCCCGTTGTGCCCCGGCCCCGCATCGCCTGTCGTCGCCGCTTTGCGCCCTCGCGCCATGGTCCGCTCCTGTTGCTGATATCCCACAAGGGACGCCGGAATGATGAACGCGCCGGCCGCATACGTCAACAAAAATGAAAATGATTGACGAGTGAAAATATCGTGCGATGATCCTTGAGCGCGCCAATTCGCGATGAATCGGCGCCGAACCACAACCAGCGGAGACTTAACCAGTGAGCGAAATTGTCACCAGTCATAGGGCGGTGCGGATGCTTAATAGCATCGAACACGCGCTGATGCATGTTCAAAGCCGGCGTAGCGATAAGGTCGGCCCCTTCCTCGACCTGCTGCACCAGTCGGGCTTTACCGTCATCGAGGACGCCGCTGCGGTGGACGCGCCCGCTATGACGCCCGCGCAGGGCAACCTGCCCGGCACCGACGAAGGCGGCGCGCTGTGACCGAAGGCGTCGGCCTGACGCCCGCGCCCGGTTGCTACCGGCATCGGCATCGGCGCGACAGCCCATGGCTGCCTGTGCGGATCACCGTAGCCGATGGCCGCTGGATCGTGCTGCGGGCCGGCGCACTGGTGGACGGCAGCGGCGCCGAGGCTTGGGAGGATATCCCGTTCCTCGTCAACCGTTGGCCGCTCACCCCGATCAGCGAGGCAGAGTATGACGCCATGACGCAGGCCATGAGCGCGGCACCCGCCAGCCACCCGCTGGCAGAGCCGGAAAAGCCGATTGCGTTGCGCGACCGGCCAAGCCTGTTTTGAAGGAGGACAACCATGGACGTAGAGCCCGCAGGTGGCTTAGGCCATAACAACCCGCCGGAGCCGACCCTTGAGGAACGCTTGGCCGGGATCGACCCGACGAACCTTCTGGTCATAAAGCTGGACGACATGCCGGCACTGTTCGCCGCGCAGTATCCCGGCCTTGTGGACCGCAGCGCCGAGTTTGTGGCTGGCGTGGCCCGGTGGCGCGAGGCGCACGACGAAGGCCGCAAGCCCATCGCCAACGACGAGGAAAACGCCGCGCTATCGGACTGGATGCGGCAGATGGCCGATTTCGCCGGCACCACAGGCGAGGTCGAAGAAGCCCGCAAGGCTGTGAAGCGGTCGATCTTTGAAGCCGGCAAGATCATCGACGCATGGTTTCGCGGGCTGGCCGACCCGATCATCGCGGCCGTCGGCCCGTCGCGCGGCGCGCCCATCGGCACCCTGCAATACGCGCAGACCGCTTACCTATTGGCCAAAGAGGCGCGCGAGCGGGCAGAGCGGGAACGCCTTGCCGCGGAGGCACAGGCCGAGGCTGACCGGCAGGCCAAGATTGCGCGCGACCTGGCAGAGCAGGAAGCCGCCCGCGCGGCGGCACTGGCCGAGAAGGGCATTGACCACGACACCGCCCAGGAAGTGGCAGAACGGCAGACCGACCGCGCCTATTCGGATGCGTCGATTGCGATGGACACAGCGCACGCGGCGGCTGCGGCAACCACTGTGCCGGCGCAGGATTTGGTGCGGCAGCGGTCGCAGCTTGGCACCACCACCAGCCTGCAAAAGACATGGGAAGCCGAGGTGACCGACATGCGCGCGCTGGCGCGGGCGGTTGCGGACGGCACGGCGCCGGTGACGTTCATCACGGCGAACCTGTCGACCATCAACAATGCCGCACGGCAGAAGGTGGCGCCGATGCGGGAGTGCCCCGGCATTGTCTACCGGCAGGTTCCGGCAGCGCGGAGAACGGGACGGTGAACGAAGCCGAGAAAGACGCCATTGAAGCGGAAGTGGCGGCGGTGCTGAACAAAATCGGCGCCCTGATGTTGGTGGAAAGACCATCGTTCTTGGTCGCATTGAACGTCGCGGTCAGAATGTTGGGCGACACCATTTCCGCCATGGAAGACGACGCCGAAGCTCGCGACAATGCGATCGTGACAGCATTGGCTGCCGTGTATGCGGTCGCGCACAAAGGCGACGAGGAAGTGCGGTCCGAACCGATCGAGGCTCGTCTAGCAACCTTGATCCTGTCGTTGTTGGCCGCACATCGCGCCGATACCCCGACCGGCCTTGCCGGCATGGCGTCGGCGTTGTTCAGCGGCATCTGCAAATTAGCTTGGGAAACCAACCAGACCGTTGCGCAGGCCGCTAAGGTCGTCACTCGCAAAATGGATGCGATGGCAGCCAAGCAGGACGAAATAAACGCCGCCGAGGCTTCAACCGAAGGAATGACGAAGCAATGACCAACCCCGTTTACGTCGTGATCGACACCGAGACATCCGGCCTGTTCCAGTTCAAGGATAAGGCGACCGGCAAGCCCATCCCGGCAGACGACCCGAGCCAGCCGCGCATGTGCGGTTTCACCGGGATCATCGTGTCGGGCGACTTCGAGGTGATCGAGACGTTCACCCGCATCATTTCGCCGCCCGGCGCGGTCAATCCCGATACCGGCGAATGGGAACCCGACGAGGTGACCGGCTGGACGATCACGCCCGAGATCACCGCGATCAACGGCCTGACCACCGAGGAATGCGTGCGCGAGGGCGTGCCGGTGCTGGAAGTCTTGCGCTGGTATTCCAAGTGCATTCAGGACGGCCTGATCGTCGCCGCCTATAATGCGCAGTTCGATTGCAAAACATTGAGAGGCGAGTTGCGGCGCGCGGGGATGCCCGACCTGTTCGAGGAAACCCTGAATACCTGCCTGATGCGCGCCAGCATGAAAGCCGGCGTCAAGAAGCCCGACAACGGCAAGGGCTTTCCGAAGCTGGAACATGCCCTGATACACTTCACGGGCAAGGAACACACCAACGCGCACCGCAGCGATTCGGATGCCATGGCCGCGCTGGAAGTGCTGCGCGGCTTGCACAAGGCCGGCGCGCTGATTGACCCCGCAGTCCACTACGCCAAGAACCAAGGAGACGCAGCATGAGCGACAGGACCCGCAGCACCCATCAGCGGGCGCAGCAGGCATCGGAACAGACCGCGGTGGCGGTGGCAGTCGAAAGGCTGCCCTACCACCATAGTTTGCAGGAGAAATTCGGAGTTGACCGGGCCACATGGCGCGCGTTGGTCGAAGCCGTGTTCCCGGCAGCCACGACGGTCGAGGGCGTGATCCTGGCCCTGGCCTACTGCAAGGCGCGCGGCTTGGACCCGATGAAGCGCCCGGTGCATGTCGTGCCGATCTACGACAAGGGGCGCAAGCGGATGGTCGAGAGCGTGTGGCCCGGCATTGGTGAGCAGCGCACCACCGCATTCCGCACCGGCCAGTATGCCGGCTGCGACGAGTGCAAGTTTGGCCCCGATGTGGAGACGCAGTTTTCGGGCACCATCGGCCAGGACCACAACAGCCGGCATGTGAACATCAGCGTGCAGCATCCCATGTGGGCGCAGATGACCGTGTTCCGCATGGTCAAGGGCGAACGGATGCCGATGCCAGGGCCGCGCGTTTACTGGCTGGAAACCTACGCGCGCATGGGGCGCACCGAGGTCCCGAACGATATGTGGCAGAAGCGGCCGTATGGGCAGATCGAAAAATGCGCCGAGGCGGCCGCGCTGCGCCGCGCGTTCCCCGAAGAAGTCGGCAATGAGCCGGTTGCCGAGGAAGTCGGCGCCGACAGCCCGCCGACGATCGACATGACGGGCGACGGCACGACGTTTGACCAGTTGGCACCGACGCAGGAACCGGAGCCGCCTGCACCGACCGGGGGCGCATTTGCTGATCCGCCGCCTACCCGCCAGGAGCGCAACGCGGCAGCACAAAAGCAGCCGGCCGCTCAAAAGCCCGCACGCCAGCCCGAGGCAAAGGCCCCGCCGCCGCGCGAGCCGGAACCGCCGGCCGGCCAGTTCGATGACCCGCAGCAAACCGCAGCGCCGGCACAGCAGCCGCCAGCAGCGGCCCAGGGCGACGGGTTCCAGGCGTTCCTATCGGCGCCGGATGGCACCGACCTGCGGCCCGAGCCGTTCACCGATCCAGTTGCCTTCGCGCGCGCCTTGAAAGAGGCGGTTCAGAGCCGTCGCGATGGCGTCGATATCTGGGACTGCAACGCCCCGGCGGTCGAGGAAGCCAGCGAGGCATCGGCCGAGGCTGCGGCGATCTTGGACACGCTGCGGCAGCGCATGGGCATGGATGACGATGGCGACGCGGCCACGGGTGGCGTGGTCAACGAGCCGGAACCGCCGCCGCCAGTCGCAACCGAACCCGAGGACCCGGCGCGCAAGTCGTTGGAGGACCGGATATCGGACCTGCAATCGTGCAAGACCATCCACGACCTGACTGCATGGAACGAGAGCATGCCGGTCAAGCGGTTCGCAGAGCGGATGAAGGTCGACGGTCGCGACGACATCCTCAAGAAATTGACCGATGCCTACTACGCCAAGAAAGCGAGTTTCGCGAAAGGATGACAAGCGGGCGCCCTTCGGGGCGTCCCAAGCGAAGGAGGGAAGCACAAATGACGTTGGTGTTAGGCTTGGACACAAAAGCCATCGCCGCCTTCATGATCACGTCGCTGGGGTGGACACCCGACACCGAGGCGACCGTCCTGGCAACCGGAGTGCGGCTTTCGTTCCCACCCGGCCAGAACGTCGATATCCCGCTGCCGATGTGGCGCCAACTGCAACGGGACCTTGCCGAATTGAGTAAGGCGCCGTGAGCCCGCAGCAGGTGGCCGAGGCGGTTGCCCTGCGGCAGAGCGGCTTTCTCCTGAAGCAGATCGCCCCCGCGCTCGACGTGACCTTTGCGGGACTGCGGCATCACCTGGCCAAGACGAAACTGGCGGTGCGGCGCCAATGCCCACCACACCCGATGGACGGCGCGATAGTGGCCTTGAAGAAGAAGGGTCTATCAACCCGCGCCATCGCCAAGGAGCTTGGGCTGCCACGGTCGACGGTGGTTTACCGGCTGCGGCGCATCCCCAAGAAAACCGCCCCGGCCATCAAGCCGAAAGCCCAGGGATCAAGGCGCCGTGCGCGCCTGATCTTTGCTGGCCGAGCCAGCGCTTGACCCGATCCAGAACCCAACCACCTGCGTCTGCATAGCGGCCAGCGAGCCCAGCAGCACATTGGCAATGGCGTCGCTGCCATCGGGCAGAGCCTTGAACAGCACAATGAACACCGAGCCAACAAAGCCGATGGTCACGCCCACCGACACCACAATGGCGCCCAGCGTGCGCACGTTGCCCGTCATGCCGCCAGTCGGCGCCGGTGCGCCAGTCGTCAGATCACTCATCGCTCACCCGCACAATGCACGCGCATGGCCGACGTGGAGAAACGCATAGGCGCCCCAGCCGATCACGCAGAGGAAGATCACGAACCATGTGCCGAAGCAGCGCCAGGGGTGCTTGATCCGGCAATTGCGACCGATCAGCGTGACGGTGGCAATTTCAGCCATCCAGCTAGCCATGCGAAAGCCAACCCGACGCTGCCGGTGGCAACAGCCGTAACCGCGGCCCTACCAACAACGCCACACCATGATCGGACCCCTTGCCAGAACAGCCGGCGCTCGCGGAGCCATTGCATATCTGCTTCATGCTCTCGTGCCTCCTGTAGTGCCTGTTCCTCTTGGACTTCTCGCAAGGCGTCGTCACGAAGCGAATGATTAACGGATGTGTCACGATTTTTCGGTGGCCGCATTTGTCGTCTCGCATTGTGGGGGCGATCCTTTGCGGCCACCGAGTCTCGTTACGGCTTAGGGGCAGGCGGCGGCACGGGCGGCGTGGGTATTGCCGGCGGTGGCGTGTGCGCCGCAGCCTGCGCCTCGGACTGCCGGCGGATCAGCAGCGCCATGATCGGGTCACGGTCTGCCAGCGCGGCTAGGACGGCCTGATACTCCTGCGCCGACAGCGTGACGGGTTGCACAGCCGACTGTGCCATGGCGACAGACGCGCCCAGCGTGAGGGCAGCCGCAGCCACCAAGATCAATCGTTTCATTCAGTCGCTCCTTCATTGCGCGGCACTAACAGGCACCGCCGACCGCATCTTTCCACGTCCCGCCACCCACTGACCAGCACAGCTTATTGCCCGTGGTGTTGACGACGATGGCGGCCTGACCAGCGGCACCGACCGCGCCGCTCGGGCTGCCGGCCATCGTAGGCACCAACAGGAAGCCGCTGGTGGCGTTGGTGGCCAGGGCGCTGCCCGTGCCAATACGGGTATTACCGCCCGAAGACTGCAAAACCAACGTCGTCTGCGGCGTCCACGTCAGGTTCAGCGTGAGGCCCGTTCCCAAGCTCAACGACACGACATTTTTAGCTGTGAACGCGACGCCTGTAGTGCCCCCAGTGCCAGTCGGGACAAACCCTCGGTTGATGACCGCCTTGACGCTGGTAACCACACCAGCCGTCACATTCAGTTGGACAATGTTCCCATAGACGTCGCCGGCGATCTGATCTTGAACCCAACCGGTGCCACCCGCATTGACCGTGGGTGTGCCGGTCATTTGGTCCTGATCGACATTCAGGTTTGCTCCGGTCGCGGAACTGGTGAATGACCCAAAGCCGGCCCGGAGCGCGCCACCATTTCCGGTGGATGGTATCAGAGAAATACCACGACCACGGAAAGCGAAGCCGCCACCCCATTCCCCTGTTCCGGAGAACGCAACATCGTTGAAATCAACACCACCCGCCGCAACCGACGGGCGCGTGACCCACGACGCCGGGATATGCCCCGCCAGGATGTAGCCGTTGGTGTCGATCGGCCAATGGTAATCTCGACCACCGACCTCAATGCCCTCCCGAGTGCCAACGACCACCTGGGCTTGAGCGCCAAGGACCATCATAGCATCGCGCGTGATGCCATGGGTGGCGTGCAGGTCTTCCAGAACCAACTGACTAAGAACAAAAATGCTGGACGACGCACCGGCATACATCGCCCCGCCGATCTCTTGCCCTACCGTGCCGGCGTAGTAAGTCCCATCCTTATTCAAAGCCCGAGGGTTCGCTCCAAAAAGAACGCCTATGCCGAAGTTCGTGGTGCCAAAGCCAGTTGAGACACCACCCAGATTATGGTTCCCGATCGCCACGAACTCGGTAGCGATCAGTCCGAAACTGGACGATGTGAGGGACGATGTGGCCGTGGTGGCCAACTGCACCTTAACCCCGGTGAGAGCTCCATTGAACCCGCTCGCGTTCTCGTAAATGCCCAGCATGTTGAAGATGCCGCTGGGCATAGAACCGCTGTAGGTTCCCGACAACCGAATGAACGCCGGTCCCGTGCTCCCGACGGCGGTATTGGTGCCGGTGATCGTCCCCCGCAGGTTTAGCGGTGGCACCCAGTTCACGTCGCCGGTGATCGAATAGCCGCTGTTCGGTGTCTGGTAGAACGGCGATTGCAGCATGTTCCCCGCCGCCACAAGGTTCGGGCTGGCAGACTGTGCCGTGTTGCCGCCCGACTGCGGCGTGATCGTAAGGGCATTTCCCAAGCCAGCAGTGGGGGCGCCGAAGGTGATCGTCTGACCGGCCGTTTGGAGACGCATGCTCACGCTCTGCGATGCCGGGACGCTGATGATGCCGCTCTGCAACGTGATCGGCGCCGTGCCCGCACCGCCCGCGACCAGCGAGTTCAGCGCGGTCAGCGTTCCCGTTACCCCGACCGTGGACGTAAATGACGCAGCGCCCGTGACGCCCAGCGTGGACGAGAACGAAGCCGCCCCGCCAACCGCCAGCGTCGATGCCAGGTTGGTTGCCCCGCTCACGCCAAGTGTGCTGCCGAACGCCCCAGCGCCCAGGACCAGCGACGTGCCGGTGATCGCGATGTTGCTCTGCCCGGTGATCGTGCCCGAGGCCAGCAGCGTCGAGAACCCGCCCGGCAGGTTGGCCTGTAGCATCTGCGCCGGCGTGAAGGACCGGGACGCTTCCTTGCCCAGCGACGGGCGCCAACCCAGCACGAGGTCGGTCGCCTCAAGGTTGCTCGGCATGGCCGGCTGGCAACCGATGCTGTTGGGCGGGGCGCTAGACGGGGAACAGGCCGCGTGCGCCACCATCGGGGCGAAGGCCAGCAGCCCGGCAACGATTATACGCAACATGCGACATCCCCTATGACCCAAGTGTGCATTTCCACGTCCCGCCGCAGGTCGACCCTGTCCGCCATTCGTCACACCATCAGCATCCCGTAACGCCGGACCCAATATTGTCGAGGATCGTCACCGCTGTTGTGGACGTTCCTGCATAGGCAATTAACTTCGCAGTGCCAGCATTGGTGCCACATACCAACTCGATTTTCCCGCCCCCAGCGCCTGCTGCGGCCGCGCTGGCCGTGATTTTGGACAGCCCGACCGAACCCGCCGATACAGTCAAGGTTCCCGCGCCCAGAGCCAAAGAGCCTGGGATGGCCACTGCGGGTGTGCCGGCGATGTTTGTCGCCGACATTACCGCCGTCGAGCCGCCCCCGACCCAAAAGGTGGATGATGTGCTTGCCGTTGCTGTATCTGCCGTCGAGCCAGTGCCGATGATAATGTTGTTTGAACCGGTCGCTAATGTCGTGGACGCCACGGACTGCCCGATGATGACGTTGTTAGTGCCGCCCGTCAGTTTGCTACCTGCATTCTGGCCGATAATCGTATGTCCGGCCCCCGTGTCCAAAAGTGTCCCGGCGAGGCCGCCAACGGCCGTATTGTTCCCGCCAGTCGTGAATGATTTGCCAGCGCGATACCCGAAAAACGCATTAGTGCTGCCGCTGGTGACGGCTGTTCCAATATCCCCCCCGACCACCACGTTGTTAGCTGCCGTCGTGCGGCCTGTATTCGACATCGCATTGTATCCAATAGCGATATTAGATGAACCGGACGACGAAGTCTGACCGTTCAAGGCCAAGGTTCCGATGGCAATGGAAAATGCAGTAGAGTCCGCCTCGCGGAGCGCATTCACGCCGATACCGATATTGCTGGAATTGTTCCGACTATTCCGCATGGCATCGGTGCCGATCGCCACGTTATTGGAGCCAGATACTTCATGGCCAAGTGAGTTGTTGCCTACGGCGGTGTTGAATTGGCCTGCGACAAGCTGCGTCCCAGCAAACCAACCGATCATCGTGTTTTGCGGGCCGGTCATGCCCGTTCCGCCTCCATTGCCGTCGGGCGTATTCCCGCCAGACCCGCCGGCATAATGGCCAACTGCCGTCAGCTCTATCGCTGCGGGGTCAACATTCAGGCCCGCATTGGTGCCCACCAAGGTCGCGGTATAGAGCGACTGCGCTGGCGTTCGGAAAACCGGGTTTCCGCCGATGTATATCCCCGCCGACTGCGTTGTCAGGCTCAGGTTCCCTACGGTCGTGATGAGACCCGCGTCGCTGATCGACGCTTGCTGCGCACCGCCCGACCAGTATTGCAGAGCCGATGAACCGTGGACCAAGTAAGAATTGGGAGCGCCCGTAAAGCCGGTATTTGTGCCGTCAAATGCCACCTTGTGCCCATCCTTGAGCCAGATGGCCGCGGCATTGGTGCCCTGAACGCTATCTCTCGTGTCAAACAGGGACTGGTCAAAATTCAAAGCGCCAGCCCAGGTGATGCCACGCTTAATGTGAACGCCGTCACCCGTTACCGGATAGATGCCAATGACGGACGTAATCGTCGGAGACGCATCGGCCGCGTTGGCTTTGCCAAGGACGATCGGCATGACTTCACGCCCGACCCCCCCCGCCAGATCATCCGAGCCGTTCACGAACATATCCAATTCGAGGGTGCGCGCGAGGCCCGTTGTCGCCGTGTTTAGGCCGCTGGCGTCTCGAAACTCAATGACCGCAGCTTCAAGCGGCACACCGACCTTGCCGCCCGCAGGAGCGCCGGAGCGCACAGCCTGGATATAGGTGGACACCGCGCTTTGCGAGTCGACGCTGGCCGCCGTCGAGAGCGTCGAGAGCACGCCCCACACCGCGCCAGGATCAGCGCCCGCGCTGTTGCCGGTATCGAACACAGCATTGAACCGCGTGCCGGCAGGGGCACCCGTGCCAGTCAAGACCCAGGACGATCGGGTGACCCAAAGATTGCTATAGGTGACGCCTGCCGTGTTGTCGCTGCCGACGCGCCGCACGCGCAGGATTTGCGGCGACCCAACGCCGAAGTCCTCGGTGCCGCTTGGCATGATTTCGATCTGTCGATAGTCGGACGGGCCAAACGTGCCGCCGCCCGCAACGGTCATGGCGTCGATTGCCGTGCTGCCGACGCTCAGGGTGGATGCGAGCGCCGCCGCGCCGCTGGCCGATAGCGTGGCGAACGCCCCCGGCAAACCGGCTTGGAGCAGTTGCGCGGGCGTCACCGTGCGCGATGCTGTCTTGCCAAGCGATGGCCGCCACCCAAGCAGAAGGTCCGTCGATTGCACTGCACTCGGAAGCGCAGGCTGGCACCCTATCGAATTGGGCGGCGCGTCAGATGGGTTGCAGGCTGCATGTGCGGCCGTTGCCGTCAGCGCGAAAGCCGCCGCCAGGAATAGCCGCTTCATGACTTATGACCCCCACCGAACCCGAACCATGCCGCTACCGCCGTTGCCGCCCGAAGCATTGGCGCCACCCGCGCCACCGCCGCCGCAATAGCCGGCCGCAGGCGCCGATCCGGCCACGCCAGCCGCACCGCCGACGCCGCCAGCCCCAAGCAGCGTATTTGCACCACCGCCGCCGCCACCGTTGCCGCTGCCGGATGTTCCGGCCGTCGCACCGAACATCGACGGGACGTTGCCAGGAGGCCGACCACCGACGCCCGCAGTGCCAGCGGTATTGCCGCCGCCGCCGCCACCGGATGACGCCGACATGAAAGTCCCCGGAAAGCCGCTATTCGTAATCGCGGACTGGCCGCCTTGATTGCCCGCAGTCCCGCCAGCGCCACCGCCTGCGAGGCTACCACCAGCACCGCCGGTGCCACCGACGCCTGCCGCTCCGGTCAGGCCGGGACTGCCGCCGAACAGCGTAATGACGCCACTGCCCGAGGTCGCCGGGAGCGTGATCGTGGTGTTGACCGCCGCGCCGCCGTTGCTGCCCGCCGCACCGCCGGTCGGCGCCTTGTCGATGGTGAACGCGATGCTATCGCCAGGAGCAACGACCACCTGATAGCCGATGATCGATTGACCACCACCGCCGCCACCGCCGCCAGCAGTCGCCGCGGAAGCCTGGCCACCAGCCCCAGCACCGCCAGGAGCGCAGGCGTCAATCGTGACCGAGGTAACCCCGGTAGGAACGATCCAAGGCGAGGATGCCGTTGCCGTGAATATCCGTGAGCCACTGCCCGAAACCGGACCAACCGTGCTGATCTGCGCTTCGGCACCGCCAGCAAGCGCCGCGACGAAAGCCACCGCAAGAAGAACGCGCCGGATCATTTCACGCCTCCGCTGATGTATGCCGTGATGGTCCCGGTCGTTTTGGTGAAGCAGGTTGCCGCGCTGCTGACCACGGCCACGATGCCGGTCGAGTAGACCTGCGGAGGCCCGCCGAGATAGCTGATGGATGCGCCGCCGGATGCCGGCAGCGGGGCACATGCGAGCGGGGTAATCGCGCCATCGACCGGGGCCGCAGTCGCGTTGATCACCACCAGAAAGCCGGCTGTCGCCGTCAGGTTGGTCGCATACACGTTATAGAGGTTGCCCGCCGAAGCCTTGAGGACATGCGTTGCCTCGGCACTGGTGGACACCACTTGCGCGATGCCGACCGCAGAGGATGACGACGGCACCAACGCGACCGGGCAAGGCTGCCCAGGCTGCACCGGAACGAACGCCCCACCATCGGCTTGCCGGCAATACAGTTGCGCCTGTTGGGCGTGCGCCGGGGCGGCTAGGGCCAGCAACCCAACGAGTAGGAACAAGAGCCGAAACATGGCAACGCCTTCCTTCGGATGGCGTGCTTGGGCACCTTGCACGGGATCGGGGTTGCGCTGACGGCCCGCCAGGCGCGCGCACCCTAACAGATTGGCAGAACCAACAGCAACGCGGATGCGCTACGGGGCGATGCCCTGCCGTTCGCGGCCCCGCTCGACGCGCTCTTTTGCTTCGTCCGGGGCCGTCATTTGGAACCGCCGCATCTGACCGGGCGATACGCGCGACGGGTTGCTGACGCTGTCGAACACCCGGCTTTGTTCACGCGGCGTCATGTGCAGGTCGAGCATCATGTTCACCGCCTTGTCTATCTCGCCAGTCTTGATGGCGTCGCGGATCGCGGGCATGGCGCGGTTGGTGTCGTATTCGGACTTTTTCCGCACGGCGAACATCTCGCCCTTTTCCGGGCCGCCAGGGAAACCCTTGGAGATCGTGACACCGAAAGCCGACCCGAGCAGTTTGCCGACGTCCATCGCCGCGCTGTTGCCGGTCTTGACCCCGACGCCCTTCTTCGCGAGGTCAACGACAGGTTCGATCAGCGATGTGAACGGCGTCACACCCTCGGCCACGAATTTTGCAATGTCGACCGCGTTGGACAGGAACGACTGATCCAGGCCGGAATACGGGTCATGGATCGGGCGGTTGAACCCCTTGTTATTGCCGAAGATGCCAAGGCCAAGGCGCACGAACGGCGATGTGATCCGGTTGAGCGTCTGCACCGGGCGCTGGATGTAATCGAAGATATCTTCGGGAAACTTGCCCGCCGGGTTGCGCACATAGATGCCGGTCCCATCTTCCTCGCGCCCGACCAAGATGCGCGCGTGCTTGCCCGGCTCGTTGTCCGAGGTCGACATGAGCCGTTCGGGCAGGTCCAGCACCCAAAACGGATTGAGCAGTCGGAGCGGGTTTTCTGCGATCTGGTGGCCTTGATCCAAGAACCGGCGCACATAGCCCTTCAATTCATCGTCCAGGCTTACATCGTTCAGCAGCACATTTGCCGCGCTTTGCAGCAGCGAGTTGGACGCGACATAGATGCCGAGGTCAGCCAGCAGCACGGAGCGCGCGATGCGCCGGCCCCGCGCCTGTGCGTTCAATGCCGCCTGTGGCCCTTGGTCCCGTTCGATCTGCGCCCGCACATCGCGCGGCAGCCCATTGAGCAGGTCCTTGATCTGGCCCGCGCCGCCGATGCGATAGGACCGGGAGAACAGCAGCAGGTTTGCCGCTTTCTGCGCAAAGGCCGACATGGCTTCGGCAGGCATCGCGCCGGCCAGCCGGTTCGCGACATGCGCCGCCATGCGTGCCGCGGTCTGCGGATCGGCGCCCTTGGCAATCTCAGCCCGCTTGACCTGCTGGAACATGCCCATCTGCCACTTGCCGATGGTGTCCCATGTCAGCGTGTTGTGAACGAAGTCATTGGCCCGCTCGACGGCGTTTGCCGCCTTGTCACCGGCCACCCACCGCGCCGCTATGGTCGACATATACCGGTTGCTTGGGACGCCCTCATTCAACGCGCCGCTAATGTCCTGATATCCAAAGTCGTGGCCAACCGGCACACCACCGGACATGATAAATTCGCGCATGGCTGCGGGGTCCTCGCGCAGCGTCGCGCCCTCCCGATAGAGCCGAACAAGGTTGGGCGACTTCGGAGAAATACGACCGGCGATGACGGTGCCATGCACAACGCCCCACATGATGGCCGTCATCATGCGGCCCTTGAGCGCCATCCATGCTTTGTAAAGCGCGCCGCCGCTACGGTCCGTCAGAACCGCTCGCAGCGGACCTTCATAATCGCCACGGATATAAAGCGGCACCTTCTCCATGATCTTCGCGCCGTCCGCGCCATCGCGCACCCGCCACGTCCAGAACGCCGGATTTTCCCGGATGGTGAACCATTTAAACCCATCTTGCGGTTCAGCACCCTCAGCCACGGCTTGCTCGCCCGAGCGCCGGCCAGCCTCACGGATTTGGTTGATGAGCACCCGGCCCGCGATAGCCTGTTGCAGCTTCATCGTGGCCAGCGGGAGCGTGCTGATATCCCGCGCCACCACGACGTTAGGGTTGTCGAGTGCGGCCCGCGCGGCGCGCTCCGTTTCCTCGGTGGTCAGATGCTCGCGATGACGCAGGTGCGGCGTGCTGGTGCGCGTGGCTTCCATCGTGCCGGGCAGGTTCCGCGCCTGCTTGTCGCTGATCGGTCGGGCCACGCCGTCGACCATTTCCGCGACCATGCGGGGCACATACGACGGAAGCCCATCGCTTTCGATCATGCCGAGTTGCCGCGCCTGCTGGAATGCGTCGTCCGATAGCACCTGCAATTGCCGCACCACGGCGCGCTCCTGCGGCGTCAGTCGGTCCAACCCGATGCCTTCGGTCGGCTGGCCCTGCTGCATCGCGACAGATTGCTCGTCGGCGGCTTCCCACATGCGGCGGCGCTGCTCGGGCGTATAGGTCTTGTCGAGCCACGAGGTCAGCATACTCGCCTCATGCCGCGCGAGGCGGTTGAGGTTCGCGTAATCCTTGGCCTGCGCCATCGTCTCCTTGCTGCCCTCGGCCATAGGCGCCACCGCCATGCGGATGATGCCGCCGAGGTCGCTGGCCTTATCGGCGGCAGCCGTGACGGCGCGACCGATGACGGGCAGGCGTTGGATGCGGCCGACGGCTTCCGCGACGGTGTGCGGCGGCTTCTCGTCGCGCTTGGCATATTTGCGCACGATATCAATCAAGTTGTCGTCAAACATGACAAAGTTGCGCGTGCCGCTGCCAGCGCGTCGGCTGGGACCATCAAGATATTGGACACCATGCACGCCTGCCGCAGCCAACCG